TCATCAGGTCTGATCTTGACCCTGCTGAGTCCCTTCTGCTGGAATGTGGTTGCAACTCCTGTGACTTCAACAACAATGGCAGGATCTGATAATACTGGAGACATAGGGAGCTCATAATATCCATTGCTGTCCCTCTCCTCCTTTGTGAACTGAACTTTATATGATTTCTCTACACAGGAGAGTCCTGTCCTGTTCTCAAGCCATTCTCTGGCAACAGTGATCAGCCTTCCTATTCTGGCATCCTGATCCTCAGCTCCAGCAGGATATCCCATCATGTCCTTGACTTCCTGAGCAGTTACTTCCTCAGTGATGTCTGCATCCAGTATTATCAGCTCCATTGCCTTTGTGTTATTTCGTTAATCTGGCAGCAGCCTCAGGATCCTCTTTGTCTTCTTTTCCTGCTGGCACTGCAAATCCATTTTTCTGAAGGAATGCTGCATGTTTGGATGTGACATTCTTGGAAGATCCTTTCTTGTCAACATTGCCATTGCCATGTGTGAAGTCCTTTGTGAATTTTACTTTTTTCATGATCTGTTATTTATTTGAAGTTTAAAAATAGGGGAGAGAAGATCCCTCCCCTTTATAGTCCTGCATATGAGTGCCCTCCTTACTTCTCTCCTATCTTGATGGCAAGTTTGGATATGATTGCACATTCATTTGCTGTGGCTCCAGTAACTGTGAATCTGATGTATTTCCAGAGCACTCCAGTTGCAACATCAGCCAGAGCTGCCTGCTTGGTTGCTGTGACCAGCTGGGCAGGAGGCAGATATGCAGCAGTAGGCTTCAGAGTTGTTGAGTCTATTGTGACCCAGTGAGTCCCATCAATGGATCCTCTTGCATAAGCATAGAGAGTGTTCCCTGTGGTCCTGTTTGAAGTCAAAACAGTATCATACTCAAACAAGATCTGATAAAAATACAGCTTGCTCTTGTTGATTGCAAAGTCCCAGTATTTGGTCGCTGTCCCTCCTATTGAGTCCTTCAGATCAGCAGCTGCCCAGTCTCCTGTGTGAGTCTTCTGGAATGCTGAGTAATAGGTCACATTTGTGCCAAGGGTGTAAACAGTCCCAGATGTCTGGGCCTGAATGGCAACTGCAAGCAGAAGCCCCATGATGATCATTAAAAACTTTTTCATTGTTTTATCCTCCTATCTATTAAGTTTCTGAATTATTAAGCTGCTGTAATAGCATCAAGGATGTCATCAATAGTGTCATACACAAAGGCATAGATGTGAGGAGCAGGGAATTTCACTGCTGCCCTTACTGATGCTGTGATGGTCTTCAGATCATATTCAGGGTCGGTTGAGTCCTGATCCCAGATCTTCACTTCAATTCCTCTCTTGATATACAGGGTCACTTTTGAGAAGTCTCCCACAAGCACATCTCCAGCTGTGATCAGGTTGCTTGGAACAATCTTCATCCCAGCCACACTCATCCCTCCTGCTGTGATAAACGGAGGCATCACATAGGCTCCTTCTGCATCCTTTGCCATCTCCATCTCTGCAAACTGTGCAGGATTGATGAAGGCATGAGTAGGCACATAGTTATATTCCTGTACCTGATTTGCAGCAGCCCTGATTGCATCAAATATGTTTGCCTTGAATATCTTGGCATCCAGAGAAGTTGATGCATATGCTGAGGCAGTTGTGATGATGCCATCCAGCTGAGGAGTTGTTCCAGTGCCAGAATAAAGCTGGCTCTCAAGGATCCTCTCAACCATAGGGAAGAGCTCATTCTGAATCTGTGTGAGCAGTTCATCCCAGTCTTCAAGGGCCTCATTTGTGACCTTGATGAATGTTCCTATCTTCTCAACCTCAGCAGTCTTCATGATGTAAGTCATATCACTCTGGGCATATTGATTGCCTTCTGCAACAGAAGCAGCTCCAGCTGTTCTGGCTGACCTCTCAACCCATGTGACTCTGTTTGATGCTGTGGTCCCTCTCTGGACTGCATCAATCATCAGGATCTGTCTGTCTGGAAGTTTCTCAACTCCAGCAACCCTCATGGGCACAACAACAGCAGTGTTCATTGCACTGTTGCTGAGCTCAGTTGCCTCATCAATAGTGCTGGCCTTGAGGAGAATCCTTGGGTTGACTTCCTTCATCTCAAATACAAACTGCCCACCAGCAGCCTTCAGGTCATTTTTCTTGGCTTTGAATGCTTTCTCAAATTCTCCAAAGAGAGAGACTGGCTTGCCAATTTTCGGAGAGTTTTTCATCTCCAGCTGGATTGCATCCAGTTGCTCAGAGAGTGCCTTGATGGACACTTCTCCAGCATTTGCCTTATTCACAAGCTCTGTGATCTTATCAGCAGGGGCTTTGCTGTCAATGAGGGCCTTCATTGATTCTGTGGCCTCATTAAACTTCTTAACCTCAGCCTGAATCTGATCAGTCAGTGCTTTAATTTCAATGTCTGTCATGATCTTAACTGTTTTTTAATGTTAATAAAATTGATTGCAGTATGTTCTCAGTCGGCACAATATCCTTCTGGGTGTTGTCAACCAACGGCTCAGAACTGATCTTGAGTGACTCTATAATACTCTGTATCTTCAGGATCTCTGCCTCAAAGGATTCACAGCTCTCATCTGTGTATCTTCCATTCTTGAGGCCCCTGTTTAGTGATTCAAGTCTCTTGCTCAGGTTTGCAATGACATCTGCTCCTTCTCCTTTGGCTGAGATGATCTCAGTCAGGGAGTTTGCTCCCCATGTGACTGAAGAGTATTCCCAGAGCTTGAGCTCAACCAGCTTCCTGCAAACAAGATTGCCCTGAGCATCCTTCTCATCCTCACTCCTAAGAACATTATATCCAAAGGACATCTCAGTGATGATCCCATCAATGTGCTGCTGGAGCTTGTCCTGAGAGAATGAATCCTTCCCTATCTTGCTCACAAACCTGAGCCCCTTCTGATCTGGCTCCAGTTCCTCTGGGATCCCTATGGGAGAGAATGAGTCATGCTGCCAGAGATGCTTGATCCTTGGCTTGGCACTCTTGACTCCTCTCTCAGAGAGTGTCTTGTCAAAGGCAGTGGGCAGGGTCATGTCCTTGTCGCTGTCCACATTGCCAAAGATGGCACAATATCCAGAGATCCTCCCTGTTCTTTCATCTACATCCTTGAGCTCAAAATTTGATTTCACACGAAACTCATTCATCATGCTGCCCTCCTTGTTCTTTTTGTTTCCCTCATTTTTCTTCTTGCCTCATCAGTATGAGTATATCCTGCTCCATTCTGGTTGCCCATCTTTTTCTCACTCATCTTCCTTTTGGCTTCCTCTGAATGCTTGTGTCCAAGATGAATCCTCATTCCTTGTCTTGCCTCACTGAACTTCTTTTTTATTTCATCAGAGCACTTTGCTCCAAGCCTGCTCTCTGCCTTAGGGTTGATATTGAAATGGGGCATTAACAAGTCCAGATAAGTTTGCTCAGTTATAAGCAGATCCTCCTTCTTGCATTCACAAATAACTTCAAACCTCAAGTCATTAATCCCATATTTGTTGCAATGATTCTGGAGGATCCTGTTAATATGCTTGCTCAGCCTTAAATCACTTTTGTGATGCCTCCATCTGTTTGGGATATCAATAGCACTGCCTATGTAAATCCTTTCAGGCTTACATGCAGATTGTATTCTATATATTCCAGACTTCTTCATTTAGTTGCTCTTTACTTGGAATTTCATTGTCTTCTTTTTATGTTCATTCTTCTCTCTTCTCAAATACAAATGATCCTTCCTGTCCATCAAAGATCTGGGAGTGGTCATCTTCTCCCAGCAGGATCTCATCAGGGATCTCCTCTGGAAAGGCTTTGCATGTGAATCCAGCAACATTCTCCAGATCCAGATGTTTGCACTTCTTGCAAATTGCAGGCTTGCCTATGCTCATTGTTTTATTTCTTATATGCTTTGTCAATAATATTCTTAACCTTAACAGCCCAAGGACTGGGATTGATTCCATTCTTGGCACTTGTGAATCCCTCTGCTGCAAACTCCTTCAGCTTTGTTCCTCCATATTCACTGATGAACTCACTCTCAAACTGTATTGCTAAGTTTGTCACATCCTTGATTGTACTGAAGTCTTCAGCAGTTGTTGCCACATTCTTGAGCTTTGAAATAAACTCTCCTGTCTGCTTGTTTGAGTTCCAGCTCCTGAATGCTCTCCAGATCTGCTTCTGCTCTGGACTGGCATAGTAGGTCCTGCCTGCCTCTCCATATCTCTTGGACATCTCCTCAAGTGCCTGACTGATACTTTTGTTGATCCCATTGATCCTCTTTGTGTAGGCACTCTTCAGATTCCTCAGCTCCTCATATACTCCATACTTGCCATGAATGTCATTTGTTGTGAGGATGTGCCCAAACTCATGATCAATGATGCTGCTTGCTGAGAGCTCATCAGGGACACATCTGGGATGCCAGAATGTTTTCTTGTCTGATGCAATGAACTGCTTCTCAAGTTTTCCAGCCTCATTGAACCACTTTGGATTAACTCCCACTTCAAAATTAGCCTGAGCATGGGCATAGACATTGCCCCTTGTCTCAAGTGTCACTCTCTTCATGTAGCTTGTTGATGTGGACTTATATTCATCCTTCAGCTTTGCAAGCTGGCTGATCACATCCTTTGCCCTCTCAACTGTCAGAGTGTTTGATCCTCCCTGAAGCACTTTGGGATTCAGGCTGATTCCAAACTTCTGTTCTGAGTATTGAGATACTTTCTCCAGAGTGTCAATGGCAACTCCATTATAAGTCTCAGGGATGACAAAGGAGGCAACTTGCTCTGTGATTGTCGGAACCTCTGGAGGCTCAATGACCTCCTGCCTTGGCTCTGGCTCAGGCTCTGGTTGCTCTGTCACTCCTGTCTGAAGTCCTTCATCAACATCATAAACCACAGTGCATCTGCAATTTATGATCTCCTCTGGCTCTCCCTCTGGATCTGCTGGGAACTGAAGTCCTGAAGCATATTCCTCATCCATCCCTCTTCCTCCTGATGCATTGTCCTCAGTCTCATATTGCTGATGACTGGGCCTGATCCCATCAAGAGCTGAGGTCAGCCAGAACTTCTTCATCTCCAGTCCTGATGCCTTGGCTCCATCAAAGGATCCCTTATTGCTTGCCCCTATCACTTCAGTCCTTGCAATCCTTTCAGCCTGATACTTGTTCATCTCTGTCAGGGAGTCAATCATGTCATTCCTCAGGTACTTCTGCATCTCAGGGATCCCCAGTCCTCCCAGCTTCCCCTCCTCAATGTTCCTGTCAATGATGTTGTTGATGATGCTGGTCTGAGTGTCCATGATCTGGCCTGTGATGAACTGGCTCCTCTCATTTGTGTACTTCCTGTAATAGTCTTCCCAGTAGTCAATCCCCTGATCAGCCTTCTTGCTCATCCTCTCCAGCCTCTTCAGTGTATCATTTGCAAAAGTGGATCCACATGTGATCCAGATGTCAGAGATCAGCTTCTTCATCTGCTTGTCATCCAGCAGCCTTCTGACCATCCCCTTCAGGGACTCAGGACTGACCTGAGTTGTCATCTCAATCACTGGCTGCTGGACAGCTGCAAGAGTTCGCTGTGCTGTCTTCCAGTACAATTTTGTCAAAGAACTTCTTTTGCTCTCATTAATTGACAGTTGCATTCCTGTAATCTTTTATCTTGAGAGCCTTCATCACTGATTCAGTCAGGGGCATTGAGGGCATGAGCCCCAGCTCCTCAAGAGGAACTGTCCCAGCTGATTCATATATCTTGTCCATCTCAGGCTCTGGCCTCTCCTCTGCTCCCACAGCCTTCCTGATCTCATTCTTTGTGAAGGATTTGCTCATGACCATCCATGCAACCAGAGCAGCCCTGTCTGTCTGCAAGACTGGGATCTGTGAATAATCAGCCCTGAGCTCCTGTCCCTGCTCTCCAAACAAGGGAGCCAGCCATGATGTCAGCTTGCTCAGGTAAGCATCAAGGGATGGCATGATGGCATCCTGATAGAGAGCTCTCTTTGCCTCCTGATAGTTCATGTATGTCCTGTCCTTGGATCCTGAGAGCAGCATGCTGGGCACATTATAAGCATCAGCAATCCTCCCACTGAAGACTCCAATGGCATCAAGAACAGCCATCTCAACAACAGTCAGGCCAAATGATGTCCACTTGTGATCCTTGTTTGTGATGACAATAGATCCTGCCTTCTTGCTCCCAGTGTATTCATCCTTGTATTGCTGCTTGATGGCACTCAGCAGGGGCTTGCCCACAGCCTGAGGCTTCCCATCCTCTCCCAGTATTGTCAGGATCCCCACTGCTCCCTGATGCTGGAATGAAGATACAAGGGCATCATATGCTGAACTTGATCCAGCCACACTCTTGATGATGGGCCTGAGCCTGCTCATTCCCCTGAGATGTCCACTGCCCTGATAGTCATAATCAGGATTGAACTCCTTCCAGTGCATGACCTGATGATATGCATAGTCAGCCACATTCCCACTCATTAAGAACTTATATCCCACAACAGGATTCAGATAAGTGCCCAGAACAAGCTGGACCCATTGAGGAGGCAAAGGATCCAGTCTCAAGGGGAGTCCCTTGTTGAGTCCTGCATCCAGAGTCTCAAAGGCTGTGAAGCTGTCTCCAAAGATCAGATAAAATGAGAGGGCTGCTTCAATCAGCTCTCCCCTGCTCATGAATGGATTTGGTTTGTTCAGCAGCTGGATCATTCTGCCCTGCTCATTGATCTCTCCATTCTTATCATACTGATACACTGGCACATTTGATGCTGGCTCAGTGATCTTGTTGATGACAGTGAAGACATCTCCGTTGCCAGTGTATGAGTTCAGATATGTGTCTGAGTTCGTGTCTGGATAGAGGGCACTGTTTGCAATCTGCCTCATGACATACTCATCAAGGGCATTTGCATTTGAGATTCTTGAAGGGAATAACTTGGATGTTATCTGACTCAGAAGCCCCATGTTATTCTTTATTGATTACTTGCTTGAAATACTTCTCAACCACAATCTGAGCATTCAGGGGATCTCCCCATGCCCACTCAGCGAATGGCAGAAGGATCCTCCTGATCTCTTCTTCCTTTGCCACATCAATCTTCTTGATGTCCTCCTGTTGTTTCTTAGGTCTTGCCATTGCTTTGATCTTTATTCTTATACAACTGCTCCATCCTCATCCCCATCAGTGTCAGTGAGATATGCCACAAGCCAGACAAGGGCATCAATCCTGTTTGGACTCTTCCCTTCCTTTGGGACCCATGTTGTCATCTCATCCTCCAGCTTGGCAAGAGATCCCACATGATGGACTCTCTTCTGCTCATAGAGTGCCTGCACTGGCTCAGCTCTTGTCACTTTGCCCCTTGAGGCCCACACTGCTTTGTATGCAACATTCCTGTCAATCTGATGGATCACTGTCTCAACCAGCTCCCCTCCATTGTTTGTCTCAGCAACAATCCTGTCTGCCTTGTGCCTGTGATATGCATCAATGGACTTCCCTGCCCAGACCAGAGGAGTAAAAATGCCAGAGAGATCCTCAGTGATGAAGATCTCTCCTCTGGCATCCATCCCTCCTATCATGATCCCACATTCATCAGAGTCCTTGTTTGATGTGACTGATGGATCTATTGCAATCCCCAGCTTGATAAGCTCAGGGCACTTCTGGACTCTTGACTGTTCAATCAGCTTCATGTTCCAGAGGGCCCCTTCAATGTCCTCCAGCACTTCAGCATTCAGCTCCTGTCTGCCCAGCCTTGTCCCCTCATACTTCTTGACAATAGTTGTGAGGAAGGCTGGAGCTAAGTTCTTAACATTCTCATATGTTGTGCCTGATGTTACAAATACAGATGGATCCTTGATCAGATCCCTTATCATCTTTGTGGGCCTTGGAGTAGTTGTGGCAATGACTCTGGGACTTGTTCCAAGCCTGAGGCCCATCAGGAGATTGTCCCATGTATCCTCAGCATATCTCCATGCAGCCAGCTCATCACACCATGCAGCATAGCACTGAGGGCCTCTGAGCCTGTCTGGCTCATCAGCAGTGAACACAAGGGCATAGGCTCCATTGCTCCATGTAATTTTTCTTTTTGATGGCTCATACTTTGGCATGTCCCAAGGAGGGGAGCACTTGAGGATCCCAGACTCTCCCTCAATCATGATGTCTCTGGCATCTCCTGCTGTGGCTCCAATGAAGTGAATGATGGGCATAGTCTCCTTCCAGATCCTGATTGTCTCAGCCCCTGTCCTTGTCTTGCCCCATCCCCTGCCTGTCTTGACCAGCCATGTTGTCCAGTCTCCCTCAGGGATGAGCTGAGACTCCCTTGCATTCAGGGTCCATCTGTACCTTGCAACTTCCAGCAACTGGGAGAGCTCAGTCTTTTTCTCTGGACTCAAGGAGCTGATTGAGCTTAGTGATAAGTTCAGCATCAGTGAGAGTATTAAAGCTGTTGCCATTATTTGTGTGGTCTATGCTTTGAGTGTCTTTCCATCCAAAATTCTTCAGCCAGAATATTGATCCTGTGGGAGTTGTTCCTCCAAGCCTGAGCTCATGAACTTTCATGATAACTTGCTTGGCTCTTTTGATCACTTCGGAAAACTCTTCGCCTCTTTTATCCTGATCAAACAAGGACTGAAGAGAGGAAAAGCCACAAAACAAACAGAGCCCCGTTATTGTTGGAGGCTCATAATGAGGAACTTCACCCTCTTCCTGCTCATTTTCTGTATCAACATGCTCAAAGTATTCCTGAATCTTCTTCTCTAAATCAGAGGCAGAAGCATAATGAGGAGGTCTTCCTCCAGTATTCCCAAGAGCATAGAGATTTCCAAAGTGAGCAGCCATTTTTAAAATCCTGATTGTTACATGATTAAAAAAATTATGATTCTGTCAGAAGGTCAAATTCAATTATAAGCTAAAAATGATAGAATTGACACTAAGGTTATTAACATGATATCAACAGGGCAAAAAAGAACAAAAAAAAAGAAGAGTGTATATAATTAAACACCCCCCTTTTATTCCCCCCTCAGATTTTTGATTTATTTTAAAATAAATTTAATTGTGCTTTATGATTTTCAAATCTCTTTACCGAGGCATCGAAATACTCCTTGTCAAGTTCGCATCCCCAAAAGTCAAAGCCTCCGTCCCAACAGGCTATCCTTGAACTGCCACTCCCTAAATGAGTGTCGAGTATCTTATCCCCCTGTTTGGCGTAGTTCTTTAATAGGTATTTATAAAGTTGTACAGGCTTTTGAGTAGCGTGTATTCTCTCTTCGTTCTCTCTGCCAAGTAACCCATTATATTGAAATACAAACCTCTTTACAGATCCTCTATCAAAGTTTGTATAAGCTAATTCACCATCTCCAAATGTAGGCATAGTATTTATTTTATCCCAAAAGATCCAATGTCCTGATTGAGGTAATTTATCTGTAAAAAATTGCCCCCCCCAAATAATTACATGAGTGCAAACCCTTAAAAGTTCATCAAAATATTTTTTATCTGGAGACTTACCGTCCCATTTACCTTTATATTTTTTACGCTCTATGGGTTTGCCAAAGCCACCAAAGCCACCAAAGCCACCAAAGCCACCATCCCTATTGATGCCATAAGGGGGATCTACCAAGCCAAGTTCAAACTGCTTATCAGTACAGGTTGACATGAATTCCATGCAATCAACGTTATAAACTTCACTTATCATAACTTTTTTATAAGATTGTTTGATTCAATATCTGTCAAAATATGGCTCAACTTCTCCATGTTTTTTGCAGATCCATTCTTTGAGGATTACTCTTCCCATCCCATTCATGAAGAGCTTGCCTCTCTTGATGTACTTGCAGCACTGGGGACACTTGGCATAAACTGAGACAGTCTCATCAGGAGTCTCCCCTTCAAAATGGACAGTGTTTCTGTCCCAGTCTTCTTCTGATATTCCACACATAATGATGATGTTTTTTAGCTCACAATCCAGCAGAACAATGCCAGAAGTATGATGATGATTATTGCAATATATCTGAGACAGCCTCTCATGGCTCAGAATAAAAAATACATTAGCACAGCAGCCCCTGCAATAAGCACAAGGCTGAAGCAGTCAGTGATGACTGCCAGAATATTATCATCATTGATGTGATGCTTGATCAGGACTCCCTGCTTATAGAGGGACAGTGCAAAGACAATCAAAAAGTATATTTTCATCTTACTTGTTTATTTCGTTTTTCAACCACTGGATCCTTGACTCCTTCTCTCCCTTCTCCCAGAAGTAATATTTCTGGAACTTGACTCCTGTCTTTGGCCTGTGAATGCTGATGTATTGCAGGAGCCTGTCATGTTCAGAGTCTGAGATGATGCCATTGCCTTTGAGCTCAAAACAGAGCCAGCAGAGGCCATTGCTAAGCTGGTCTATGTTGCTGAGCAGAACTCTCAGCAGCTCCTTGTCACTTCTTGGAATTATCCTCATCAGTCTGGGCCTCCACAATTTTGATGTTAAACTTCCTGAGCATGAATCTCCTGATCCATCTCTCACTCTTGCCTGCCTTCCTGAGCTGGGAGAGGATCTTGTTGATCCAGAACTCCAGCTCAGCCTTCTTGGCTTCAGAGGCTTCAGCTGTTGCCATTGCCTCCTCCTTTCCTGCCTATCCATGCAATGAATCCCATGATCACAATGATCAGCCCAAGGACAAACACTGCAATCATCTGGATGGGCTCACTTAAAAACTCTTTTATCTCATTCATAGCCTTTTCTTTAGTTCGTTTCTGTACCACTTTGCACCATCTTGGAAATGTAGCCTTGCCTTTAAGTTATCGAAGTCGTAGTGCAGTTTAGAATTATATTTTATCTCCTCATCGCTTATATCAGGAAGGCTTTGTGAGGCGAACTTATAGCCATCTTGCAAACCAAAAGCATAACCGCTATACATCCCTTGCTTGAATTGAGTGTCTGGATTTGGTTCAAATCTCTGTTGCATTGAGTAAACAATATCACTCGTAATCTCTGCCGTCTTCCTCTCCTCTGCATCCTTTTTTTCATAAGCATTATATCCCCAACACAACTGAACTGCTAAACAATAACCAGTACCATGTGTATTCCAATATTTACAACTTAAACATGGTTTGTCTTTATCATGTTCCTGATGTCGGGAAGATGATATCTCTTCTGCATTGTCGGGTTCTGACTCTAATGCGGTGAGTTCGGATTCCAATATTGCTACTGCATATTTACAACTCAAACTTAATCCCGAATG